TATGTATCTCGTATGTGGCAGGCGCGGCGGGAAATCCTATACACTCATCGAGCGCATTCTGAAAAAGGCCGAACAGCAGCCGCCCAACTCAGATATCTATTACATCGGGCCGACAAATCAGCAGGCCAAGGAACTCGCCTGGGATGTGTTGGAAGGCAGGTTATACGATCTAGGCTGGCAGTATCGAGATATGGTTTCGAAATCTCGGTTCGAGTTATCACGCGGTCGAAAGATCTACGTGATAGGCGCCGAGAAGATATCTAGGATTCGTGGCCACAAGTGCTGGCATGTAGTGTTTGATGAGCTCGCATATTTCTCACAGCCGTTCAATCAGGTATGGCATCGGGCAGCGCGGCCAACGCTTTCGGATCTTAGGGGCACTGCTGATTTCGCTACAACTCCTGATGGGAAAGGAACAGAGGCTTACGATGTTTGGATGGCTGCCGCTGAAAGTGATAGCTGGGCAACCTTTTCCTGGCATACGAAAGATAATCCTTGGATTTCAAACGAAGAGATCGAGGAGGCCAAAGAGGAACTTGATGAGGTTTCGTACCGCCAAGAATACGAGGCGTCCTGGGAAAGCTACGAGGGCCAGGCTTACTACAACTTTTCAGAGAATACACACATTAAGAAATGCTGTACAATCGACTATAAACACCCTTTACACCTTGCTATGGATTTCAACGTAAACCCTACATCTCTTCTGCTGTCGCAGTATATAGACGATAAGTTGTTTTACCGGAAGGAATATAGTGAAGCTAACTCCTCAACTGAAGAAACGGTACGGCATTTCTGCGAAGAGTTTGCAGATGACAGAGATAGGCTTGCTATTAAAATTCGTGGCGATGCATCGGGTAAGAATAGATCGTCAACAACGGGGCGATCAGACTACTTCTATGCTGAAGAGATGTTGCGAGAGAGCGGCTTCACGTATTCGCGCGAGGTCCCAAGCAGAAACCCAGCGATTATCGATAGAACTAAATACGTTAACGGATGGTTGAAACCTATGAAGGGCGATCCTAGAATCATAGTGGATCCGGGTTGCAAGGATCTGATAAGAGATTTATCTAGCCAAGGATTAGATGGACGAGTACCATCGAAAAAGAACAACCTCGGACACAAGGCAGACGCATTAGGCTATGATGTTTATTGGGAACACATAAACGGGCAGCGTAAGCCTCAAAGGACAATCGAGCTATGAGTGTACTGATAAAAGAAATCCTATCTCAGCAAAAAGACTACGCCCCAACGCTTAAGCATAATGAAAATCTGCTCTGTATCTTAGAGGGCGAGTTGTTGAAATTCATCGAGTCGCATCTCAAGGAGGAATTTTCAGAGAAGTCGTTCAAGAATATACAGCCACGAATTGCTCCAATCAACTTTCTCAAACGCATCATAGATAAGACGAGTAAGATCTATCAGCAGAATCCTCAGCGGGTTATCGTTGACGGTACTGACCAAGATCAGGAGTTACTTGATTGGTATGTGAAATCCATGCGGCTTAATTCTAAGCTGAATACGGGAAATGAATATTTCAACACGTTCAAGACTAATCTCAATCAGGTGTATCTTGACGATATGAAACCCAAGGTAAGGCCGATAGCAAATGATCGGTTTTTTCTATACTCAACCAACATGATAGATAGGACGGTGCCGACCGAGGTACTATTGCCATTCGGTCAAGATATGCGAAAGGACGCACGCGGCAATGATGTGAAAGTCGATCTGTTTAAGCTGTATTCAGATGATCAGATATTGATAGTCGATGATGCTGGCGATGTGATAAGCAACCCCGAAAATCCTGAGGGTATCAATCCTTTCGGATCTCTCAATGGTTTGTTTATGTACGTGAATAGGTCTACTAACTTCCTGCTGCCGCCAATGGATTCCGATACGATGCGGATGACTGTACTCATTCCGGTACTGCTTTCGGATCTGAACTATGCTGTGAAATATCAGGCGTTCAGTATCTTGTATGGCATCGATGTGGATGATGAAAACTTGGCGAAATCTCCCGATGCGTTTTGGATGTTCAAGACAGACCCGGGCGACGATAAGAAGCCAGAGCTAGGGCAGATAAAGCCCCAGGTAGATATCACAGATGTGATCCAACTAATCACAACCGAGCTATCAATGTGGCTTAACTCTCGGAACATTAGGCCGGGATCGGTATCAGACCTTTCGGCAGAGAATATGATCAGTGGCATATCCAAGTTAGTAGACGAGATGGACACCTCAGACGAGCGGCAGAAACAAGCCGAACTCTATTCGAGTGCTGAAGAGGACTGGTGGTCTGGGTTAATGCATAATGTCCATCCGTATTGGGTCAGCCAGAACTCTATAGAAATGTCTCAATTATTCTCGCCCAATGCGCGGGTTGAGGTAACATTCCCGGAACAACTGCCGATGTTAAGGCGAGGTCAGATAGTTAACGATCTCAAGACTGAGGTAGAAGCTGGTTTTATTTCGCGTGAGTCAGCAATGAAAAAGCTGAATCCTGAATGGACTGAGAAAAGATTAAACCAAGAGTTGGCGTCTATTGAGAACCCGATCACGTTAGAGGTTGAGCCAGACGCAACACCTGATCCAATAATAGAGGATGACGATGGCGGAGCCACAGCAAGTATCAATTAACGTCCCTATCGAGGCATCGCGAAATAATGCTGATCGATCAGCGTTGGCCCAGGAGATCATCGACTTCATACGCGAAAGATCACAGGCCGGCATCGGAGCTAAGAAAACTGGTAGGGGATTTTCAAACATCGAGTTTCCAGAATACAGCGAAGCATACATAGCTAAGAAAGGTCAATCTAATGTGGACCTCACGCTATCAGAAGAGATGCTATCGAGTATCAAGTACTTTCCAAGCAAGAGCAGCCAGGGCAGTATCACTATCGGGTTCAATGCTGGCACAAAGGTCAACGCGAAAGCAGAGGGCAACGCTATCGGCAGTTATGGCGGCAAGCCGAATAGAGCCAAGGCTCGGCCTTTCCTGGGGATAACTAAGTCAGAAATACTGAGGCTATTGTAAGTGGGATTTCGCGAGGACATAAACAAATTCACTAATGCTCTCGGCATCGTAGTCAAGGAGTCTGCATCTCAGCGGGCTATGCGAGAGTATGGCAAGCGGGCTATCCGGTTGATATCCAAGCGCACTAGGAATGGTTTCGGGGTTAAGAAATCAGGCGCGAAATCTACACGGCTTGCCAAGCTACGGCCATCTACCATCGCATCTAGAAAATCATCGCCGTTACTTAACAGGGGTCTAACATCGCCAGGCAAATCCAACTTAACTTTTACAGGACGGTTGATCGACTCACTATTGGTTAAGGAAGTGCAAAACGGTAAGGTGGTAATCGGGGCAGATAGGAATAGGCGAAAAGGCGGTATAACAAACGAAGAACTCGCATCTTTGATGGAGAAGGGTTCTAGCAATCGCAAGGCCAGGCCATTTTTAAACCTGTCTAGCAACGAGATTAAGACTTTAAGCCGTGAGTTCGAGCTATCATTTTCAAACGCGCTGAAACGGCGCTTGTAATATTAACCAATTTCAGGAGAAAATGAATGTCTGAGAACCTACAAGGTGCCAATGGCACGCCCACCGATCCATCAATGGTAGATCAAGGGAATCTGTCAAGTCAGCCAATGGCAGACGAGACACCCAAAGGCGACACCGTAAAGTATGAATCCTATCGCAAGATAGTGGGACAGAACAAACGCATCGCCGATGAGAATGCAACACTTAGGGAACAACTTGAAAAGATTGAGGCCGATAGAAAAGCCGCAAGCGAAGCCAAGTTAGTTGAGCAGAACGAATGGAAGACGTTAGCCGAGCAGCGAGCAGAAGAAGCAAAGGCAGCCAGGGAAGAGGCCAATCAGCTGAAATCCCAGCAGGTCAACGCTAGAAAGCTTGATGCCGTTCTGAAAAAGGCGAATGTAAAACGCAAGTTTTGGAACATGGTTGATCTCGATGCGGTTATATTAAATCCAGAGACAGGTGATGTTGAGGATTCTACAATATTGAAAGAGGTTGAAAGACTTAGCCGCGAATTTCCAGAAGTCCTAGAGTCGGCCAATGGCCCGAAACTAGACAACTCTGCCCCGATCCCTAATACTAACGGTTCTTTAACTATAGAGAAGTACGCCCAGATGACAGCCAAAGAGAAGGCCGCGAATATTAATAATATCGAAGGCGTTCCCGAGTGGATGTTGAAAGGCAATTCAAGGAAACAATAATAAACAAGGAGGCCAAGGATGGCTAGTGTAGTAACAGATTTAACCCAAGTATCAGAACAGGTAGCGAAATATTGGAAGCCAGAGTTTGAGAATGAGCTCTATTGTCAGGCGGTCCTTTCGTCGCTGCTACCCAAAGAAACTATGCCCAGCGCGATCAAAGGAGATATCATCTATGTCTCTGAGGTTGGCGATCTAACAGGTGTATTGCAAAACAAATCAGATTGTACTTTCGAGTCAGAGGCTCTTAATATGTCTCGCGTTGCGATCCCATGTGATAAGCGTGCTTATGCCGCTTTGAAATTCTGCGATATCGTAGAACTACAAACATCACTTAGCCTAACTAACGCACAAGTTAGAACGGCTATGGCTCGCGGTGTTACACATCAAATCAATACTCATCTATACACAACAGTTGTATGCAACAACGAGATTGCATCTACTCCCAACCTTGATGCCGATGTATTGACTACATTGACCAAGCAGGCAGATGATCTTTGCTGGCCTTCACAGGGCAGAACTCTGATTGTGGATTCGTGCTACAAGAAAGATTTACTTGATAGTGCGATCCTCACGAATTCGGACTTCGGAGCAACCGATACGCCTATGATTAACGGTGTATTTGTTCTTCAGCGATATGGTTGGAACATCGTCTTTGATTTCACAGATCCGATCAAGACATCTCTTAACGCTGGCGCTCCTGGTGTTGGACTTGCTTTCGTTGATGGATTCTTGCTTATGGCAGAAGGCTACCAGAACAGAATTAAGATGTCAGATGCTCACGCTACTTGCGAGTGGGCTCTTAACATGACAGTTGATTCTATCTTTGGTGCCGCCCCAGGTACTAGCGGTGCTGACAAATGTATCGTTGTTAAGACTGGTGCATAAGCACTGAAGGGTTTGAAAAATTGAGCGAGGTTAGTTTCAATCAATCGGGAAATATGCAGGCTATTACGGCCAGCACTCCCGAGAAATTAGCCTCGCTTATTAGAATGATTCGCGTACCGATTAGAGTTGTAGGATTTACAGGCGTACCGGGATTACACACCTGCTACTTTCAAAGCCATCACAAGATAGTTGTTAAGGATAAGGCTGTAGAGCAGCGGGCGAGGTTGCGCGATGGCGATTGATACAACCTGCGGCAATCCGTTAAACAACATAGTTAAACTTGAGAAAGACAAATTCAAGTTAGACGCTAATGGCGATGTATGTGTAAACGTCTGTATATCAGAGCCCACGGGCGATGCGTCTAAGTGCCAGTATAATAGCGGCACATATGAGACAGCAGATGTCGGATCTGAAGAGTGCTTTCTAAGCTGTACCGTAGCGGCTGGAATGCGTCTAATACCTGACCAGGTTATCGTAGCTTTCAGCGGCACCGGGCAGTTTTTGATAAAGATTGAGGGAAATACTATAATGAGATTAATCACTTCTCCAGCCCAACCAACTATTGCAATCAAGTTGGAAAATAACAAGCCGATAGAAGCTGGTGAAACCATCGAGATTTGTTTTTGCGGTCCATGCGAAGGCGAATACTCGGCGACTCTCATAGGTACTCAATTGTCAATTTAGAAAAGAGGTATAGATTATGTCAGGTACATTACAAAAAGCATCTTTCCCAGCGTACAAAGATGTAAACGGAAACCCGGTTCTAGTCTGCTTAGATTCAGAAGGCCGCGTTCCCGTAA